TATGCGTCCACGGCAAATAACCCGAAATCCTTGCTGTTAAAAACGCATTTGGTTACGCCGTAAATCGCACCGGCAGTGATTACAAGCGCATTACCACGATCATCGGTTTCCTCATTCCAGGAATACCGACCTGCACCGGAAGACCCGCCCCATGCGATCACAGCGGCCTGTGCGCCAAGAAAAAGCGCCCTTGCAGCCGTCACACCGGAGGCACATCCAGTAGTAGAATCAAATCGCACAACGTTTCTATGCTTATGCAAGATGACATCTGCGTACTCACCGAGAGCATTGGAATAAACCAAATTCTTTTTGCCCCTTGCACCCGCGTACTTCTGGATATCAACCCAATCATTCTGCGAGATTGAGGTCCGAAGGTCATACGCCTGGAAAGTGTGCATCAAAAGCACGAACTTATTCTCACCGTTAATCCTGAAAGGCTGGATCATTGGATCAACGGTTTCGGCCTGTGCCACACACTTCTCAACGGTAGTGAGGTTCATCTTGTCGGCGGAGTCAATCGTTGCCAAACTAGATGCGTTCCCGGCATACAGGTGATGGTCTGAATCAGGCGAATTAAAAGAGTTGCTGGCTCTCGAAGTCCATCCGAGTCCAACATGATAAGAAGAATCAATTCCTCTCGCCCCTGCCATGTACATCATAATCTGCTGGTCGTAGTCCTCGGCAAACCAAGTAGAGAGAGCGTCCCGACCTTCTTTGCGAAGGTTGTACGGAACTCTCTGCTCGGTCATCTTACCCTTTGACTTGGTGCCTTTCCGTCTCTGGTCGATAAAGAGACTGTCAGAGTGGAATACCAGCGCCTCTTCCGCGCTCGTACCTTCAATGACGTTATCACCTTCGATTCCGTCATCTGATAGTTTCATACGAAGGCCGAAAGTGATTTTCTCCCCGGCCTTTTTGTTCAATTCGGTCTTGACCATAATCATAGACTCATGGCCCTTACCCATGAACTTTCTAAAATACTGTTTGACTTCAGCCTCATACGCCAGATCAGTTGACCACCGTTGGACGGCAAGATCGGCTCCTAAGGCAAATTCTGTCATTCCCATGATATTACTCCTCTAAACCACTACACACCCGTTAGAATGCGTTCCTTTTCTTCCGGCGACATCTTCGCCATATCAGCTTCGGTGTAGAATGTTTTCACACCAAGCCCGTCGTTTGAACCACCGGAAATATCGGATATGCTCCTAAAGGACTGCCCTGTGGTTTCATTTTTAAATTTCTCTAAAAGTTCCTGCGTGATTTTCTCCCGCAGATCCGTTTCCAATTTTTGGCTAATTTCTTCGCGAAGCTTTTCAGGGTCATTTCCCTTAATCGATTCGTTGAACTTATGAATCAATGTCACCAATGATACTGCGCCACCACCTAACGGGTAGGACTTCTCAGCAGGCTTGCCGTCTTTACCTATCGGGATTATCCGGGTTGCAGGATTCGTCATGCACTCAAGAAAATTTCCGTCAAAACCGTTATCAACACCGAAGTCAAAAAGGTTCTTTTGGATGTCATTTCCATCATCGAATATCCCAGGTACGCTTGAGGCGATCTTTTCAACGCTTTCCGTTATGACGGCCTCAATCTGCTGGTGTCTTGCGAGTTGGATCTCTTTTTCCCTTTGCTTGGTAGCCTGGTGAGAATTGTAACGGTCGAGCTTGTTCTTATAAATTAAAGCTGCTTCAACATCGTTGCTCACAAGCTCTTCCCAATCTGCATCAGATAGGATTTCAAAATCCGAAAACTCGGTTTTTTCCTCCGGGGCTTTTTGCTGTGTTTCAAGAAGTGCGATTGTTTTGTTGGCGGTTTCTAACTGCCGCTTTACTGAATCTACATTCGCCCTTGCTTCGTGCATCGTCTGAATTGCGACGTAGCCCTTCGGGGGTGGCTTCGTGTAATCAGGCTCTTTTTCTTCGGCCTTTGTTTCGACCTTTTCATCAGGCTTTTTCTCAGGTTCTTTTTCAGCGTCTTTCGACTCGGCAGCCGGTTTGTCTTCCGTGGACGCATCCTTTTCGACTTCATCAGCCTTCTTGGCCTCATCGGTCTCGTCAGCCTTTTTTTCGGGTTCTTCCGGTTTTTCCGAATCTTCGCCCATCAACGCTTCCTCAGTGAATTTTTCCTCACCGAAAAGCGGCTCGAACGTAACGTCCTGATTCTCGTCAACCTCGTTTACCCGGATGTCTGCATCTGCCTTTTCCGTTTCTGTCATTGGTATTTCTGTCGCTGCTCCGCTCATTTTTTACCTTTGCCTTTCCATGATATTATCGAGAATCATGGTTCACGAATTTGACCGTATCGTGGTCAACGAGTTAACCGTATCGTGGTTAGCGAAAAAAAAAGGCCGGACTGTAAACACGTTTGCACGTGTAACAATCCGGCCTTATGGTCCTGATATTGCTATGTTAGGGGAACATTCGCTCTATCCGTTGAGCTAGCCCCGGTTTACAACCGTGGTGCAGGACTTGAACCTGCAATACTTTTTATTCCCCAAATTTTAGCTATCTATTTTTATTGAAAGCCCTTCAATCGTAATCCATTTTAATTTGTTAATTCCTTTTCTCTGCTCTGACAGCTTCAGGTGGAACTCACACCCGCAGTCCCGTTCATATTCTGAACATAAGCGCTCAAATCTTTTTATGAATTTACGAGCTTCGGTTTCCGTCATATAGTTCGCTCAGTATCGTTTAAATACCATCTTAGAATTAATTCCTCACGAACTTGCATTAAATTTTGCTCTTTCTTCAAAAGAAGTTCCATTTTAGATGCAACTTCATCAACAATTTCTTCTACAAAAGAGCTAAGTTCATTTTGGATTTTCTCGCGTACCCTGCTCTTGAATTCTTTTTTGGCGGCAACTGCTATCCCTTCATAAAAAATATTATCGCTAAAATGAGTTTGTGCCATTTCCCCCTCCGGTGGATATTGTCATCCATTTCTTAACTTCATTCTGGTGAACTGCACCTAAAAAATACATGGTCCGAGGGATAAACCCCTTCATATCGTATGGGTTCTCAAATTTTGAGGTAACTTCCTTGCTTTCAACCTGTTTAATGGCCTCAAAATATGTTTCCCCTGCACTTATTGTTCGGTCTTTCCAGCCACATCGAACGCTTAAATTCGTCAATAAAAAGTTTAGGTCAACGTCCATCGGATTGAACTCTAAACCCTTATCAATCCAGGCGAGAGCGTTGCCACCGTCTCCCAAAGCAAGGTAAGCCTGTGCCCCCCACAAGTACAGTGTAGCATAAAATTGAAGATTGCGCTTCTTTTTTTCCGGCAGCAGGTTCAGGCACTTGGACGCATATTTGATTACATCATCGAATTTCTTAGCATTTGACGCCATTTGAGCCATGTAATAAAGAGCGTTATAATCGTCCGGGTCTTGGTTTATTCTCTTTTCTAAAAGACCCGTCGTTCGTTTTTGCTTTGCCGCCATCTTCTCAGGTGAGAGGTGATAACCGTAATGGATAATCTCAATGTCGGTCATCGCCACCATTCCATCATAGTGACAATTATTGTGAACACATCCTTTATATATAGGGTTGGCGCTCATCCTGAAAAACCTGGCACCCGGCCATGAAGTCACGGTCCCTTCACGTTCTTCTTTAATATTTACAGCTAACGCAGCTATATCTTTATGTATTTTGCCTAAACGTGATTTGAAAGCTTCTGCTGTTACGTTTTCGGCTATTAGTTCCTCGTCAGCATCCAAGACCAATACCCAAGAACCGGAAGCATAACCAAAGCTCTGGTTGCGATGAAAAGCGAAATCATCCTGCCACGGATGTTCAAACACCTTGGCGCCGTAGGACTTTGCTATCTCAATCGACCTGTCAACTGAGCCTGTGTCAACTACGATAAGCTCATCCACCAAATCCTTTATGCTGTCAAGGCATCTTGGTAGGTTCTCTTCCTCGTCTCTGATTATCATACAGCAGCTAAGTTTCATTTGCTAAAATCGTTCCACGTTTTGATACTGTTTGCAACTGATTCTTGGAATCTCATTGATGCCCGGCCACAATCGGCACATTCAAGTTTTGACAGAAACCCGTTTTTCTCCCACAAATAGTCAGAATTCCCTTCAAACTTCGCTCTGAAAAAAAACTGGATTTCGATATCGTGCGATCCGCATTTACAAGGTCTTATCTTTAACGTTCTGTGAGGTTTCATTTCCTCTTGTACCTCACGACACCCTTATTGCCTAAAACAACCCGGCCATCTGACGGCATGTGCCCCCCTGAATCCTTATGGTATTTCCAGTGAGCTTTGATTAAGGACGTTAATTTATCGTTTGAAGATTCAAACCCTTCACATTTAACTTCGTATAT